GTGCTCATATATCTCCCACATACTACCATCTACATTGTACGGATTATATAGCACGTCATATCTACCTATCTGCATATACTCGATAGCTGTGCAATCCCTCAATAACTCCAATGCCTGTAATGCCTGTGCCTGTGTCATATCTATACCTCCTGTCTACTGGTGGGATCTCTATCCCTGTCCCTCTCTGTAACTCCATTATACCATATAGAGGGCGGATCTGTCAAGGGGTATGAGGGCAGGAATGGGAATAATTTCCTCTACCTATAAATTATATTCTAATATGAGTCAATATATAATTCCTATCAAATTCAATTATAAGACATATATTATACCGCCCACAAAGATCTCATATGAAGACTAAATATAAATTATATTAACTTATTATTTAAAATCCAAATGACAATAGAATTTAATAACGAACAGCGAAGATACGACATAGTTTTTACAAAACATCGAAAAGAAAAACATATATCATAATAAAGTAAAGAAAGAAATTAATTCTAAGATTTCTTATTTCCGATAATCTTTGTTATTATTTTATAATTATTAATATTTATTCTATAATAAAATAAAGGTATAATACAAGGACTGTAATTAGTTTATCTGATGTAAGTCCTGCCTATATTATTTCATTATTCAATAAGGTCGGGAACAATAATCTCTTTATCTTATTGGTTGCTCAACAGAAATTTATGGAAAGGAGGAATTATTTTTGGCTGAAGGAATGTATAAGATGGGAGTTGAAGCTAGTCCTCATAAACAGCAAATAGATACTTGGCTGAATGAAGGCAAAGCTTTAACTTGGATTTCTAATGAACTCAAGGGTATGGGTGGATATCTTTCAACCAATGCTTTATCTAAATATAAGAAGGCAAGGGATGAAAGAATACAAAAAGAACTTGAGAAGACTCCTGAATTTAGGGCAAAACAGCAAATGGTTACAGAACAATTCAATGATTCTGTAGCAAAAATTCAGAAAGTAGACCTGATCGGCAGACTATCTGAATTGATAGAAGATTCAGCAGAACTTCTCGAAGATGCAAAGATACGTGGTATACAAATTAATAATGTAAAAGATATGCGTATGGTTCAGCAGACTATGTTGGATGCTATTAATGCGTATGGAGATACCATGTTGAAGGCTCAACAATTTGAAGAGATTAATAATGATCCATCATTACTCAAGAAACAATCGACTACAATAAATATAAATGTAAAATCTGCATTGACAGATATATTGCGGTCAGCTATGGAAGAAGGAGGTGATGGATATGGAATCATCGACAAACTTAGAGCAGGTGTCACAGGAACAGTTATTGACACAAGCACTGTCGACTCTGACGGAGAATGATTTAAGAGAAATACTTGCTGCTGTAGATCCTGTATCATGGATTGAGAGCAAAAGAATCCTTAAAGGAAAACCATTTTCATTTAAAGATAGAGATTATCTATTACAACCATACCGTGATGAATATCAAAATATTATATTTATGAAAGGCAGACAGGTAGAAATGTCTGAATTTTCAATGAATTGGTTACTTCATAAGTTAGATATTCATCCATATACAGTTGGCTTGCATACATTTCCACGTGCAGCACAGGCACAGAAGTTTGCTAAACAGAGATTGCAGGCAGCAATTATGGACTCTGAGTATATTAAAAATTGGAATGATGTACATAATTCAGAGCAAGTAATGCGTAAATTTATAAAGGAAGCAGATTCTAATGGACTACAACCATACAATTTCTATATACTGGGTGGAACTTGGGAATCAAGAAAAGATACTGTTGGTGATGCTGCTAGAGGTATTTCTCTTGATTTTATAGTTTATGATGAACGACAAGACCATCCTGATGATGTAGAAACTGTTATTGGTGAAGGTGCATCACACTCAGAATTTAAACAAACTCTTACATTAGGAACTCCTAAATTGCCAGGAATACAGTTTGACCAACAATGGGAAGCATCTGATAAACATTATTGGTTTGTTAAATGTCCTAAATGTGGTAGAGAAGCACCACTTACTATGGACAATATTCTTGATAGTGGGCAATTTGATGATGAACCTGATTGGTATTATGGATGCCCTAATTGTCGAGCAAAACTTAATAGAAATAATGGTCGTTGGATGGCAACAAATCCTCAAAGGAAACCAGAATTTCGTGGGTATCATATTAATCAGTTGATGGTATGTTGGCTGTCTGCTGAAGAAATAATGCGTAAGAAGACCTCAACTAAATTTACACGAAGAAGATTTTATAATGAGGTATTGGGTGAATCTTATGGTGGTGATGATATACCTATTACTATTGCAATGATGGAAGAATGTGGTAAAAATGATTTTCATCTTGGGTATATAGGAGATAAGGCTCAAATATATGCAGGTATTGACTGGGGTGCTCAATCATATTTGTGGATTCATGATAAACATCATAGACTTATTGATTTATATATTGCAGACCAATCTGATCCAAGAGAACATCCAAAGGCACTTGCCCAACATATTGCAAAATATAAGAAATATGTAAAGAAGGTAGTGTGCGATGCAGGTCCAGATATTACTAGATATTATTCATTAAGAGATGAACTTAAGGATTTGGGTGTTACTAATCAGGTATATGCATGTTATTATGCAACTCCACCTGCTAAAACTGATGTACAGTGGGATGAAAAGAAGATGATTGTTACAGTTGGTAGATCAGAAGCTATTGATTGTGTAATAGATGAGGTATCTGATGCAAAATTAATATTGCCTGGATATGATATGCAAAATGAAAAGGTAGATACAGCAATTGAGCATTTTACTAATATTGCTGCAGAGAAGGCTGAAACGAAATCTGGTAATCAATTTATATTATATGTAAATACTGGACCAGATCACTTCTTACATGCAAAAATTTATGCAGATATTGCTAGTGGTGGAGCAGAATATTTACCAACAGGTGGTACTGCAGCACCAATTAGTAACCCTCGTGGTGAAAGAGGATATAAGAGGACTAAATCTGGTATATATATTCCTACGAGATCAGATAAATTTGCTGAAGGAATGCATGGTAGAAATAGAACAAGCAGAAATAGAAATAAAAGAAGGAGGTAATATTTAATGGCAGATAATAGGCAACAGATGCCAGATCTTGATAGGTCATATCATATATTACTTGGTGGTAAGAAGATTGTTGCCACTATGGGTGCTGATAATAAAATGCATTATGATCATGAAGCAATAAATGAAGTAATACAGGAAATGATCGCAGGTCAATCTGGTAAAATATCTGGTCATTTTAGTACTACTGCACAAGTAGTATACAGATACGATTCTTCAAGGAAGACTACTCATGATAATATGTGGACTCTTTGGAAGAATAATCCACTTATGCAGAATCGTATCAATCAGATGAATGCATTAGTATTCGGTAAAGGTCTTAAATGGGTATATGACGAAAAAACTGATGAAATCATTAAGAGATTTTGGCGGATAAATAGACTTCGTTCTAAATTAAATTCACTTAATACTGATGCACAGTTGTATGGTGAGGTATTTATTGGACTTTATCCACAGGATACTGGCGATGTATTAATATCTTTCTATGAATCTCGTCAGATTGATATTGATTTTGATCCTGCAGATGTAAATAAGATTAATAGATATATTATCACATATAAGGATGATGAAACCGGTAGAGAAGAACAGTTTGATATGATGCCTATTGAGACATATCTTAATGAGATTGAATTTACAAATGCTATCAATATGGGTGTTACAAGAAAAATACGTAAAGCGTTAGGACTTAATGGTGCTGCCAAAGTTAAAGGTAAAGGTATTATGTGCCATATTAAGTTTAATAATTCTACAAGTGAGGTATATGGTACATCAGATTTCTATCAGGTATCAGATCTTGTGCAGGATTATATGGATTTTGTAGGCGATAGATTAACTATCCATCAGTTATATGGTGCACCTGCTTTTGATATTACAATTGATACAGATGATCCACAAGTAATTGAGGATCGTATTGAGGAATTAGCTGGGTTTACTATTGGTAGTAATCCTGTTCATAATAAACAGGAAGAATGGAAGCCACTTACTATTGGTAATAATGTAATGCAACCTACCGCAGATGATAAAATACTTCGTGGATTGATTGCTGCAGGTATGTCATTTCCAGAATTTATGTTATTTAATCAAGTTGAGGAACATGGTAATGGATCTGATAATAATACATTTGCAATTACACATCTTGCACAGGATAGACAAGATGCTTTTGAGGAAGCATTAACTGATATTCATAAGGTTGTAGTTGCTTGTGCAGGTGGTGATATATCTGCTATTGATGATGGTCAGTTGATATTCCCAGAGATTGATACTATGTCAGAGAAGACAAAAGCAGAAACATATGTACTTAAGGTTGGTGCAAATCTTTGTTCAAGAAGAACTGCATCAATGAATATGGGACATAATTGGGATGTTGAATCACAACAGATTAAAGAAGAAACAGAAATGTTTGGTCAATTGGCTGATAATTCAGATTTTGCAGGAAATCTTGGTGGCAGATTCACAAGTAGAGAAAATAATCCTGCAAGCGAAAATGCAGGTTCTGCAGATGATGGTACTAGAGATCGTCAGCGTAGAAATGATGCTACAAGGGTAGATACTACTGCGATAGTAACAGGAGAGAAGAGGGATTAATCTATGGAATTTAATCGAATAATAGATTATATCATAGAGCAAGCAGATAGATATGATATTAAGAATCTTGAGTTCGAACAAGATATTAAATTTCAACTTAGTAAACTCACAGATTCTTGGATATCTTCTTTACAGAATACTATTATTGATAATATTGATTCTACCCTCAAATTATCAAAGACTATGATTAGAATACAAAATATTACTAATCAGTATATATCTGCATGTAAGAAAGAAATGATTGACAAATTTAATTTATATTATAAAAAGGCTTATGAAAATACTGGAGATTTGCTTTCATTGGGTGAGGAGTTGACGAAGAAGTTTAATATACAAGAAATGCGTAGAGGAAATCAAGAATATGATGAAGATACTATAGATTATATACAGAAACATGCATTTGAATTATTGAAAGGACATTCACAGCAAAAGGTAGAACAATTAAGGGCGAGATTGGGCGAATTATTTTTATTAGGACAGGCGAATAAGATAAATGTGCGATCAGAGATTGAAAGAATACTTAATGTAGGACGATCAAAGGCGGAAGAAATAGCACAAACGGAACTTAGTAGAGCATATAATATCGGTAGTATGAATAGGCTATATGAGTATCAACGTATTATGGGTGTTAAGATTAAAAAATATTGGCACGGATTTAAATATTCAGAGCGTACTTGTGAATATTGTAGACCTAGAATCGGTAATGTTTATGAGTTAGATGATGATGAGGAAGTATTACCTGCACATCCAAGATGTAGATGTGTATGGTTGCCTTTCCTTAATGGGTGGGACAAACCTATTAATAGAAATTTGATCACTCGTGCGAATATGCTAAACACCGCATATAATGCTGACATGTTATATCAGCGGATTAATAACCGCTTAGGTATTGATTATGCTTCTTTTTTAAAAGGAAATGAAGCTGAAGATTATATATCTGGAGATAGAACGACTAAGATGAATGATGCTTTGATCAAGGCAAGAGAAGCATATATTAACCAGAAGATTTCTTCATTTAATATAGCCAAAGATAATTCTAGGAGTAGAATGTCTACAGAATATAATCAACAGATGAGTTTTTGGAAACAATATGTCGCAGGATTGATGGCTGATAAGGATCAACAAGGATTATATACAGCGACCGAAGCGATTAAAGGAGTCATGTTATTGCCTTGGTCTGTACAGCAATTATCTGGATGGAATGAACTTATCAGAGTAATACAAAATTACCATTAATATAGTATTTCATACAGTTTATATAGCTCTACGATTTGCAATGTAAATGATGGGTATAAGGTGGTGATGTTTATGGCAATTAAACAGAAGGACATGAGTAGAGAAATAGTAAGTCTTCATATGACAGCTAAAAAGCGAATCTGTGAAATGGCTGCTACATCTACAA